GCCCAAGGCTCCCCAACGACCGGCAAGACCGGGCAGCCGCCTTAGCCGCCGCGCACCATGCCGATGATGATCTTGGTGCCCTTGACGGCTGCGTACAGGCCGACCATCGTGACTCCCACCGCGAGAATGCCGGTGATGACGGTGGTCATGCTGATTGCGCCGGTCAGTGCCGACATGTCCGGGCCGGTAGCGGTCTGCGCCATCGCGACAGCCGACGAACCGACACCAGCGACGAGCGCAACAGCGTTTTTCAGATGCTTCTTCATTACAAACTCCCTAGTTGATACGCGGAACCGCCGCGCTACGTACTGCGAAAAAAACTAACTTCTGACCATGTTGATGATGGCCCCGGCACCTTTCGCGGTGAACCACAGGAGCACCACCGACGTAAAAGCAAACGCGTAAATCTCAGCCGCCTTGCCGTAATCGAACGGCGCATACTGCGCCTCAAAACTGGCGGCTTGGCTCGGCTCGATCACGTAGGCCTGCACGTTGGCAGGCGCAAAATTCTGGCCATTCACGACCGGGCAGACGGCCTGCTGCTCTGGCCCGGTCGCCTGCTGCACCGGAACGCACACAACGAGCGTTTGTACCGAGCCGAGAGCCATCACTCGCCCACGTAATCGAGGAACAGCGTCACCGGAATGACGCGGCTCACCTCGCCAGTTTCCTTATCCCGCGACTCATAGGCCCTGCCCTCGAAACCGCCAAGCTGCGCGACGAACGTCGTTACGTCGTCCTTTTCTGCGAACTTGCGCGGGCTGCGCACCTCAACAACTTGAGGCTTGCTGTACTCGTCAGCAGCCGGGCAGATCACGGTCGTGTAAGTGAAATCCTGATAACGACGAGTGCGCGTCACCTTCCCGGTGATCTGCATTTGACGCATCCCCAACACAGGGGCCTTCTTCGTTGCGACTGCTTCCATTTTGTTAACCTTTTCCGAAAATTCCGTTCCCGTAAATATAGTTCTGTGCCCGGAACTCTAAGCACGGTCGCATTTTATGCGGTTTTGGTTCCCAAATCCTCACTAAATGTAACAAAAGTGTCGATTTTTGTTAACTACAGGCAAAAAAAAACCCGCCGAAGCGGGTTTTGTGAGCGCCTGGACGACTCAGGCGGCGTGCAGCTTGTACCAGTCAGGCGGCGTGGCAACCGAGATTTCAATCTGCTTCATCAACGGACGCACGACCGCAACGTCACGGCGCTTGTACACGTCCAGCCCGTATTCGCCAAGTAACTTTGCCTTACGGAAGAAGGTCGATTCCGGCATGATCGTTTTCAGATCGACCCCGGCCAGCCATGCCGCCGCCGCCATCCGAAGCGGCTTTGGCAGACGCTGCACATCCAGTTCATCGACCTCGACTTCCAGTCGGCTCATGATCTCCGTACGTTCCTTGAATATTTCGATTACTTTTCCCATGTCCCATGCTCCCAGATATGTCAGCCCTTTGTGTACGAGGTAGTCTTTTGCGCACTTGACTTCGACCCGTAACAGCCCGTTTTCGTGAGCGTATTTATACGCCCTCCGCTTGCGGTACAAAGCTAAGATTTCCGCCTCGCTTTTCTTCTTACTGATGCCCGACGACGGGTTCGTAACCCCGTCAATGAATCGGCGCTCTTGATCCTCCGACATTTTACCTTGCAAAAATGCCTTCTCATCCTTGCATTTGGTATGAGCGAGAATTTCCGCCGCCTTATCATACAACTGCGTTTGGCAGTAGCCAATCGACCCGAACTCAAGCGTTGATCCGCCGCGCCTCTTACTGGTGACACGCCGCATCGACTGAGTAGCCAACCAGTTGACGGTATGCTGCAAGTTAGTTGGCGACCCGGTCACATAGTTCTGCGTGAGGTGGATGCTCCAGACCCGTGCACCGCTGAACCGCCTCTCAGCAGCCTCATCGGCTCGGCCGATCATGATCGGCTTCGTTCCTTGCTTGTAAGCCATCTCGTGATAGGTCAATTCCTGACCAGGGTGAAACACATGCGCCGGGAAGCCGTGCTCCTGCAACACCGCGTTGGCCCGCTCGACCGATTCATCAAGCCCAAGGTTCCAGATGTTATCCGGGCGACCGAAACGACCGGGATTACCCGCGAAAAGCACCTTGCGCCCATCGCTCTTGACCTGCAACCGCGTCTCATGGGAGCCGTGAAGCCAAGCAGGCCCCTGAGACTCAGAGATGACCGTCGGTTCATCGGCAATATTGCCGTCAAAGTCGATGTCCCCTTCCTCACGATACGACAGCCGCCGAACCCCGCAGAGCGCCGGGAATCCGCCTTCCCTATCCGCCTCAGACAGGAACGGGCACGGTGGCCCGACGAAGTCGTCAGCCACAGGGTCAAGCCGACGCTGATGCTTCATCAATGGCCCGACGAAGAAACCGGGCAAAGGTGGCACCCAGTCAGCCGACATTACCAATTGGTCAACGAAAATCACTGGTACTAATCCCCCAAACTCTCATTTTGAGAGTTGTCCCCCTCTGTTGTACGGAAGGGGGACAACCGGCCTGCCCCGCTGCGCGGGTCAGTCCCAACCCCGCATATCGACCGGCACCGCCTCCAAACCGATTGACCAAAGCGTACGAAGCGCAGTTTCCACCCGGTACTGTTTCACTTCGCCACGCTTGGTATGAACAACACCCTGCGTACCATCCGACAGCAGCTTAAAAGCCACCGTAGCATATCCCTTGTGCAACTCGACCCGCACATCACCGAGCGCACCGGCTTGGTACAGCTGCGCGAACATATCTTCTCTCAGGTTCATGATTGCCCATTATTTTGTTTGCGGTTCCCAAATCTTCGTTTTTGGGAGTCATCATGATATATAGTCATTGCTGAAAAGTAAACCGAAAAATCAAAACCACCCTCGCCGGGTAGGCAGTCCGGGGGGATGACTAAACCCCTCATCCCCCCGGCTCTGCCGGAGCTTATTTCATTCTGGCCGTCAAGGGGCCGTGTCCTCGCTTCGCTGCGGGCCGCACCAACCCCTTGACTGGTTATGCAGCCCGACAAATCAACGAAACCGCCACCCCATCACAGCGGGTATCCTCGCGCTCACGCGCTGCGGGTACGCGCTGCGATGGGCGTCGGATGCGCATCGACAAGCTGCAAGCCAGATTCGGTGAAACGGTGATCGACAGAATTTAATTCGACCTGGTCAGCTGCAAAATCGCCTGCAGGAGGAAAAAAGGCGCGCACCAGGTCGAATTAAATTCGGTTAGATCGGCAACCGAGACACCTGCACCAACAGCAAGATTTCGGTCCGCGACTTGTCCGCCGACTTGCCATGCAAGAACGAAGGAACGAAGGCCAACCCGGAACGAGACTTCGTCTGCTTGTCATCCGTCAGCCCACCGAACACGACGACCTCACCATCCTTCACGGTCAGGTCCGTGCGCACCTCGCGCTTGTTCAGCGTGGGCGAGTTGTTCACGCCAGTCTGCGTGATGACGAAATTCGACACCTGCTGCATCAACCTCAGATCGATTGAGTCCTCATGCACCACCGGAGCAAGGTCAAAAATCACACCAGCGGACCGGTACTCAACGGACTGCACCGGAGCCCCGCCGACCCCGGAATACGAGACAGCGCCGAGGACCGGCACATCGTCGCCAACGGTCAATCGGGCCGACCGTCCAGACTTGACGGACAGCGTTGGGCTAGACCGAACCACAAAGCGGCTGTCCGATGACAACGCCGAGAGAACAAGATCGAAATTCGCCGTCGAGATGTTCACAGCGTTAGCACCGCCAACAGCTGGCGAACCGAGTGAAAGCCCGAGCTTCCCGCCTAACACGTTCATGGCGAGGCTGAACGCCGACGCCGACGACTCACCAGTCTGAACCTCATAGAGGACGGCACGCACGGACACACCGCCGCCGGGAACATCGATCTGCCTAAGAAGCGACGCAAGCGCCTTGACCTCAGACGCCGTACCTCGATACACGATCACATCACTATCGCGGTCGATAGCCGACGCCGCACTACCCGGCACCGTATCTCTGGACGGTGCGCGCTCCTCCAACGAAGGCCGCACGCCCCGCTTTGCCGAAAGCTCGCCCTTGATGAATGGCGACACGACATCAAGCAGGTACGACCCCTCGCGATGCTTAGGCCGATAAACAAACACCTCTGTAGGCGGCGTCACGGCCTCCGCAGGCTTCTTCTTACCCACGAAATCGACGCCGCCACGGCGCACGACCTCGAGACCGAGAGAATCCAAGAACGAACGCGCGAAGGGCCGCAGATCGCCGTTAGCAGCGGCATACCGAAACGAGACCACGCGCTGATCCGTCAGCACCTCAGGATCGAGCACAAACGCATCCTGCAAGGCCTCGCCGTAGATCAACTGCACAGCCTCGGCCACCCGGACACCCCGGAAGTCAAACCGCGCCGCACTGTCCGGCCCCGCCGCTTGGGCCAGCCCGACGACCAACCACAGAACCAATCCAAGAAAGTAACTTTTCATCTCATCGACCCCCAACAACTGCTGCCGGCGCAACTGGCGACACCGGCGCCGGCTGCTGCCCACCAATCAATGACGCGGTATCCGCTGCGGCGCCAGACCAAGCCGTCACCTTCACCCCATCCACATCACCAATCACCGCAACGCCCGTATTGCTGAACGCCGAAGGCGATTCGACACGAACCGCACCCGAAGGATTGACCAGCACGACCCAACCCTTACCCCCGGCGTACATAGACCCTGCAACGCGCCAAGTGTCACTGACCGCGACACGATTAACCGCAGCCGGAACAGGTACAGGAACTCGCCCAGGTGCGACCGCCGAAGCAGCGCCCGAAGTCTGCACAGACGCCACTTGCGGCGTGTCAGGCTTGAAAAAGCCGTACACGGTCCGAACAGCAAACCCGACAGCGAGCAGACCACCAACCGCCATTGCGATAAGCCGAGGGTTTGCCAGCATGTTTTGCCGCTTGTCCGCATTAACCAACTTGCCCTGCGCCCCGCCCTTGAAGCTGGCATACAGCGGAAACACATCCTTCTGATAGCGACGGACCCACACGCCGATATGGGTCGCCTTCGTCATCTTGTTGCCCTCGTAGCCGTTCACGCTGTACGTGTTAGGCGCACCGAGCGCGGCTTTGCGATGCGTCCTAAAAGTGAACGCAACCACGGCTTTGAGCGACCTGTGAAGCGTCCCCATGTCTTGGATCATCAAGGCCAGATCGCACGCGACGCCCGTTTCAGGATGCGTGAAGTGACCATGCTCCAAGAAGAAGGATTGGTGATTCTTCGGGATCTTCATCCCCTGACCCCAAAACCGCCAAGCCTCGTCGATCGCCACGAGATCCCCAGGCTGTACAGTTGTATCGGTATGGGCCTCTTTCGCATCGTCGTAATACGGGAAGAAGTCCAGTTCAAAGACCTGACCGTTGGTCACGTGGACGACGCGACCGTACTTGCTCTCATCGTCGTCCGGGTTCTTCTTCTTCAGGTACTCATGAATCTTTTCCTCCGAAATCCCGTCAACGTTGGTCACAACGCGCCGACCCTCCCGAATCGCCGGAACGATCACCTGCGACACACACTCGTAGCTCTTGCCTGAACGCTGAAGGCCGCAATACACGTTAATTGGCATGACGACGCCTCCTGCGCAGGAAACCAACCACCGCCCGCACGATGTCGCGCACCATAAAGCCGCCAAGAGCCAGCAGCGCCGCAGCCGCCAGACCTCCGAGGAAGAACCAGCCGCACAACTGGACGACGACGTCGACCAGCTCGGCACGGTGCGCAAGCACGTTCATGGGCGTCACGCTTTCATCGAGACTTGGCCGCAGCCAAGGAAATACCGCATCAATCCACATAGATCACCCGATCACCGGAATGCGACGGATGATGAACCGCGTCACATAGGCCGACAGGATCAGCGGAAGGCCCGCCGAAAAGTTGAAAATGTCGAGGAAGAACCAGACCGCCGAAGGGATGCCGCCCAAGGCACCAGATATGGCCCCGGAAGTGGGAAGCATCCCGCCAATCAGCCCGATAAACTCGGTCGTAATGAAGAACAGCGCACCATAGACCACGAACTTAATAGCCACGGTGCGGAATACAAAGCCCAGGGCGGTATTCACCGCCGACAGGAGCAGTCCGAATAACGGCATATGGTCCCCTTAAGCTCGTAGCACGATCAACGCCGCCAACACGGCCCACACCGCCGCCATGACGGGGAAGAGCGTAGGCCGTGCACTCTCGGCCAGTTCGCAGTGCGAGTCGATCACGAACGTATGGTCTAAGACGGTGAACGAAGGCGTCGGACAAACGGAGCTATGAGCCGGTACAACGTACGACCGCAGCCCGGACATAAGCGACGTTATGGGCGACAGAATCTGTTGGGCCGTGGGCGTGTTCAACGTCGGGTCGTGCACGGTCGGAGCATCGCCCCAATTGACATCAACCGCGCCGTCAATCCTCACGTTGGGAGTGTTCACGACATTGACGTTCTGCGTACCAGTACCGGGCGCAGGCTCAGTCGGCGTCGTGGGCGAGGTGACGGCCTCACCAATCGGAACCGGCTGATTGGCCGCTGACGCAACGGGCGAGACTAGGTCGGCGTTCTTCGGCCAGTTGGCCGGGTCTGCATCCCGCGCTGCGGCAGCATCAGCAGCCGTTACCGGGTCACTGGCTGAATAGGGGAGACCCTTGTAATCAGGCTGCGACGCCGCCCTCTGCCACAAATTGTTGGCTATCACAGCGACCGTGCCCGGATCGGCGTCTTTGGCCAACTCCGTCTGCGGAAGCTGCGGCACAATGTCCGACACGGACCCCTTGAGCACTTCACCAGGTGCGGAATGGTACGGGTTCGGCACCACCGGAATTTCAACACTGGCCTGAGCGTCCGCAGTGCCGGTCCATGGATAGCGATACTTGATCGTGCAAGTCCACGACGTACCCGACTGCGTGCAGGGCGGCTTACTTGTGACCGTGCCGCCCTGAGATGCCACGTACGCTTCCCAAAGCATTGGGATCATCGCCGGTTCCCCGTTATTCGACCCAATGAGCGCCGTCCACCACAGGCCGAGCGCGTAGACAGGCTGCATAGCGTACTTCTCATTCGACCGCACGAAATGCAGGTTTGAGTCGAACTTGTTCGCCACAGCGGGATCATCCGTATTAAGACCCGCCGCCGAACCCGACATGTAGACAGTACGCCCACCAACTGGACCCGAGACCAGCCCTTGCCCGACATCCTGCCAACCTTTGGAGGCGGTCACGTTCGGCATAGCCGCGCCCTGCGTACCGGGCTTCTGCACGGTAAACATCGCTGCGGACGACGAGTCATCGAAGAACAACTTCATTGCCCCGAACACCAACCCGCCGACGATAGCGGCAGCACCCAACCCCGCGGCGACAGTGACCCAAACCGGCGCGGACCCGGCAACCGCGGCCGCAGTGACGACACCAGCGACCGTAGCCGCTTCACCCGACATGGCAGCTAACGTCGCCGTGTAGCGCGGGTCATTGGCCGCGAAGCCCCTACGAGCCGCCGTCTTTTCAACGACCTTGGCCACCGCCTTATTGACCGCTCCGCTAAAGGCTGGAAGCGCTTGCGCGTCAGCCCGAGCCACCACCGAAAGCATGACCAGGGCGACGACCAGTTGACGTAGCCAGCCCATCAGCCCACCCCTCCCAAACGGAACAGGAAGGCCAGCAGCTCGACCACCAGCGACACCCCACCCCAAACGGCCACCGCCGTGACAGCGCCGTACGCGCACCTCTCGATCCACTTCGCCTCATGCCCCGTCACAACGGGACCGACGAAACAGCCAAAGCAGAACGACACGACGAACAAGAACGCCAACGCGTTTTGATTGATGAAGTCACTCACGCCTTACCCCTTAAAACCTTCGATTACGGCCCACGCCGACAACAGCCCAAAAAGGAACATCCCGAAGTACCAAAGATCGTTTGCAGTCACCACAACCCCCGAAAGAAAAAAGGGGAGCCCAAGGCTCCCCAACGACCGGCAAGACCGGGCAGCCGCCTTAGCCGCCGCGCACCATGCCGATGATGATCTTGGTGCCCTTGACGGCTGCGTACAGGCCGACCATCGTGACTCCCACCGCGAGA